ACCGGCTGCCATGAGCCCTCAACAGGCGCCTGCGCGGCATACGTGGTCACCCATTCACCGATAGCGTTCTCCACGCGGGCTGTGGCTCGGCTCAGCGCTATCTGCTGGGGTGTGATGACCGTGAGCGCGATGGATAAAAGGTTGCTGCCGGGTACGCTCATAGCGCTGCATCCTTAGCTGTGGTCTGGTTGGTCAAACTGGTCTGCATATAGCCAGTGTCGTGCAACGGGTCTTTGTTCACTTCCTCAACACTGAGCCCCCGCTTCCTTGCCCGAGCTGCAACAGTTGAGTCTGCGAGCTTTTCGAACTCGGCGGTTGCCAGGGTCTTGCGAATGTCGCCGGCTATCTGTAACCCAACAAGGTCGTACATGTTGGTCGCGGTGTGCTTGCCGTCCATCACCGACTTCGAACCCTTGGCTATGAGAACGCTCCACCCCTTCTGTTTCTCGGTCTGCGTTGCGCGCACAAAGGAACGCGGGGGTTGCCCGTTCTCAGGGTTACCAAACTCAGCAATGACCGCAGCGTATGCAACCGGTACGTTGCTGTCAGGGTATTTGGCAGTCGAGAACCAGCCAACCGCAGCCTGCTTGCTTTGAAGCTCGGCAAGCCTCTTGGCCAGTACCTGGCGCCCAACCCCCGCCCCTCTGCTAACGATCACCGTAAGCGCATCCGACCACGAGGAACACCGAAGACACCCCGGAACGCCAAGCCCTCAGGCGCTCCACCGACGATACCGCCACCCCGCGACAGAATGCGCAGCAAGGCCAACAGTTGCTTGCCGTATGGCGTGGTGTTAAGCCAGTAGGCCCAAGCGCTCTTGCTCTCAGGCGGCACCAGGCTAACCGATACCTTGTCGATAGTGGCCCCGGCAACCGGCGCTGCGCTGGTGTTGCCCGCAACGATGAGCTGATTGAGCCACGCAAGGTGAGCGGTCATCAAGTCAAGGGCGAGTTGCAGTTGCGCCCCGCTCATGCCGCCCCAATCGCTCGGGAAAATGTACGCAGTCGCCATAGTAAAATACCCCGACAGTTGCCCATCGGGGTATTTGGTTGTGCTCGTGAACGCTGGGAACTGTTCGCGAAAGGCGACCGAGTTAAAAGTATGCTCGGCCATGATGTCTCACCTTATTTGCGGTTGCGGCGTGCGCCAGTTGGTGGCGGGGTGTCGAGCTGCACAGTGTTGACCACGGTGGGGGCTTTCAAACCCTCGGCCAAATAGTCCTGCTCAACGTCCGGCGCCGAGTCGTCGCGACCTTCCATGTCGCTTGCCGCCAGGTCAGCGTCACGAATGTCTTTGACGCTGTCGATGGTGATGAAACCGTTGAGCTTGTGCATCTTGAACGTCGGGTCGGTTTCGAGGAACGCCAGTTCATCGTCAGTAACCTGAGTACCAACACCACGCGGGGTAATGATGGTCTTGCGGTGTGCGACGTTGGCGCCACCATTGATGGTCACCGAAGCGCCCGCAATGCTGAGGCCACCGGGGGAAGTTTTCCAGTCGGTGTAAGTCACTGCACCGGTCATGGTCGAAAAGAGTAGCGGCATGTCAAAGCCCTTTTGTTTGTTGGTGTAAGGGCGCCCAACATAGCACGCCCTTGACGGTTTGTTAAACGCCAGTGATACGGTACACGGCGAACGGACGGGTCACCATTACACCGGCCAGGGCGTTGGTGTAATCCTCGACGGTGGTCTTGACGCGCTTTTCAATGCCCAGCGGGTGGACCTTGGAAGCGATCAGTTGTTGAATCACCTGGCCTGCGTCATCACCGGTCGCGTCAACCTTCTCGACATAGATGTAGCAGACGTTGGCGCCGCCGTTGGCCGCGTCGAATTCCGGTGCGTCTTCGGTGCGAACGTTCGGGTAGTTCTCTTTCAGCCACTCGCCAACCGTGGTGGTGCCAAGGTCGTTGGGGATGCTCAAGAACTCGATGACGCTGACACCCGTGGCCAAGGTGATTGGCGCTTTCTTCGGATCGATGTTGCCGCCCGAGCGGGTGCGCAGTGCAGCGAACGCGGTGCGCAGGTCTTTGATGATTTCGAGGAAAGTTTTATCCATCCACTTAGTGGAACCACCAGCGCCAGCAGGCACGGTTGCGTAAGCCAACAGACCAGGGTCGTTGAGCAGCCCGTAGGTACGGTTGCTACCGTTGTTGAACCCTTGGAAGCCCAGGCGGTTACGCGAGATTTCCAGCGCCATCATGGCCCCGTCACGCTTCTCGCCGGCTGCGTTATCTTTCATCAGCGCGGCGCGGGCGTCTTCCAGTGCACCGACTTGGAAACCTTGTTCGAAGCGCACAATGTCGCGCTCTTCGTACGTTGTGTTGTAGCTGGAAAACGGAACGTTGCCATGGTCGCTGTAGACCTGTGCAGCGCCGACCGATTCCATGACCTTTTGAACAACGCTGCCCATTTCCCAGGAACCAACAACACGCTCACCCAGCAGTGCATCAATCTTGCGCGCCGAGGTGAGAATACGGATGGTGCCGGGTAGCCACGCCTGCGTGAATTGCAGCAGGGTTGCGGCGCTCGGCGTGGTGACCATCGCGGCGTCCATCGCGATGGTCATGCGGCGGAAATCAGCCTCGGTCAAGTCAACGCCGATGGCGTCCAGGCCCAAGCCACGGATACCGTGAGCCTTGATTTCCTCGGGGGTGATGTTCATCACGCCAACATTCCGGGCGTGAGTAGTAGAGCGGGTGCGGCTCGGTTGCAAGTGTGCCATGTTCGCGGCGTCCCTTAGTTGGTCAGTTTGATGCAGATGACGTCGCCGCCAGCCAGGTCAGTGCCGATGCGGTACACCACGGCGTTAGGCACAGCCAGGCTCAAGGCCGGTACTGCGGTTTCAGCAGGTACGGTTGCGATCACACCGGTTGCGATGGTGTAAATCACTTTGTCGCTGATCTGAGCCGGGGCCGCAACGCTCACCCACACCATGCCCATTTCGAAGAAGGTTGCGATGCTGCCAGGCTTGACCAGCAGGCTTGGGGCCAGTGGGCCACCGGCTGCGGTGCCGTAGTTGATCAGCTCTTTTGGAGTGCCAGCGATACCACCGAATTGCAGGTCGGCGTTGCCAGCGGTGTCACCACCAGGGCCATACAGACCGGTATCGCGCTTCTTGGTGAAGTAGCGACCAAGCACGCAGTTAGCGGCAGTGGCGGCTGGGTCGATGGTGCCAGGGGTCGCACGCAGCGGGCCGTCAAATGCCAGCTCGCCAGGAATACCCGCGCCAATGTCTTTGTTCACGGTTTGCTGAAACATTATGCTTTGCTCCGTTCGGCTTGCTTGAGTTGCATCAGAGTCGGCTTGCCGTCTGCTGCGTCCATTGCGTCAACCATGCCATTGCGCACGGTGACGTCTTTGCTTGGGTCGCCCTTGGCGATCAGCCAACCCTTGAGGCTCGAAACCTCAGTACCCTTGTCGACGTTAAGACCAAGCTTCTTGACGCCATACGCAGCGATCTGCGCTTCAGTCTTGCCCGAGTGGTCAAAGACACCGACGTGTGGTTTCAGTTTCTTGGCCAGTGCGTCACCTGCTTGCAGGGCTTTGAACTGCGCCAGCACGCGGGAGTTGACAGCCGCGTCCATCGCTTCGACGGTCACCGGCTTGGTGTCGTCTTCGTCAGTGGCTTTGACTTCTGGTTCTTCGTCGGTTGCCTTGACGTCTTCGTCAGTGGCTTTGACTTCTGGTTCTTCGTCGGTTGCCTTGACGTCTTCGTCAGTGGCTTTGACTTCTGGTTCTTCGTCTTCGACCACAACCTTTTCAGGGTCGGTGGACGGTACGAGCTTTGCAATTGCCTCGGCCAATGCGGCCAAGAGTTTTTGGATTTCGTCCATTGCGGATGCACCTTTAATGTCGTTGTGGTCGAGAACTGCAACGCTTGGCCCCATCCGCCCATCATCAACTGATGCTAAGTGGTTGCCACGCAGATTCCGCTGTATTAAATCATATTTCTCACCGTTGTACTCACCAGGCTTCCATTCGTATGCGCACTGGTAGCCCAACGATAATTCGCGCTTGCCGTTTGCAACTTCGTTCTTGTGCGCTTCGGAAAACAACTTGATGTTCGAATAAACCGTTTCGTCATTCTCATCAAACAACACTTGCTCACCGGTAACGCCACCAATCCCCTTTTCCTCAGGCCGCGTGTAGCCCTTGTCATCGCTACCCAACATGGTGTGGTCATTGATCCACGGGATGAGCGTGCAGCTCAACAGGAACTCAGGTTTTGCAAGTTCCTCAGCCGAACGGAAAACCATGTAAACCTTCTCAGGGTCAAGGTTCTGCTCTTTGATCATGTCGGGGCCGAGGCTTGAACCCAGGTACGGGAATACACCAACCTTGCTGATTGGGTTGCGCGCAACTTCAAACCAGCCGTTGAAATCCTCGACGCGTTGCGTGCTCGCCATTATTCGTCGTCCTCATCGTCAAACGTAACTATTGGTCGCATTGTACAGCGGCAATTGTAATCGTCACCAGGCAATCCACGCTCGCCGGTTTTCTTGTCGATAATGGGCGGGTCGTTGATGTCGAATATCCCACCGTTCAAACCACCCTGCGCAGGTGAGTGCATGTGATACGGGCGCGGCTCTTGGCTACCACCACTGTGCACCCACTCAAACTTGGTGACCCCGTTGGCGCGCATACGCTCGCTGTTGATCGCGGTGTACGCCTTGCGCGTCTGGTCAAGGGCCACCAACTGCGCGTGCCTCTTGGCCTCCCCATACCGCTCTTCCATCTTGGGTTGAAGGTCAGCCAGGCCGTTACCCTTACGCAGCGAATCGTTGACGTCCTGCTTTACCTTGTCCAGAAACTCAGCGGGTATGCGAGTAATCAAGTCAACGTTGTCAGCAATGCGCGACTTGATAGCCTTTGTGACCGCAGGCGTGTTTTTCATCTTGAGCGTCATATCGGCGCTCGTTGACTTTAGGGACCGCTCAAGGTTGGTGGTTGCGTTGCGGTCTACGCGAGTTAGAAACCCCGTGGCCAACGGCGTTGCTTTCGCTGCGAACTTGGAAGCCAGGCGTTTAGCAAGCCGCGACCAGAAATCATCGGCAGCGTCTGCTGCGGCAGTATTTGAAAACTCGGCCAATACTGCCTTGGCAACCTCAGCGTGCATTTCGGCGGTGAGCGCTTCCAGCTCGCGAGCGTACGCAGCCCCCACCGACACCGAGGGCTTGAGGGTCAACGCCCGCTTAGACTCAGTACCTAGCGGGTCTGGCCGGCGCACAAGACGCACCTTCTTTTTGATCACAGCGGCGAGCCACTATCAGCGTCGAAGTAATCCGACTCACCATAACCGCCCTCGACCAGCTCAGGCGGCACACCGTCCAACCTGGCAGCTTCAAGGGAATGGTGACCGTCGATGACCACGCGGTACTGCTTTCCGGTCACAACGTCCATGATCACTGGCGACACTTGAACCTGATAGTCCTTGGTGCCGCGCTTGGCCTCAACAATCTGAGGGTCTATACGCAACTGGTTGGTGATCAACTGCGGTTCATCAATACCTGCGTCAAAACCTGGCTGTGCAGGGGCTGGGGGCTGGCCAACCTTGGCAGGGTCAGGCTCACCGTTGCCGTCCTCATCAGGGCGCTGCGCCTCAGCGATCCCCGTGTACCCACTATCTTTGTCAGCCCTCACGCGGTCGCGTTCGTCGTAACCGTCGATGGCGCCGGACGTAACAAGCTGCTGACCTGTCTGCGCTTTGATGAGGTTGATTTCTGCGTACTCTTTGGCTGTAGGGCTGTCGAGCGGTGCCCAACTGATGACGGTTTCCAGCGGCACCCATTCAACGTCACGCTTGCGCATGTACGGCAGCACGACCGAATGCATGATCAGTTGGTGATGACGCTCAACCAGCTCGGTTGGGGCACCCGCCTGGATCGATTCAAGCTCTTCGTGATAGCTGGCCTCATCGTACTCACCAGTCGCGTTGAAACCCTTGGGTGCTGTCATCAGCAACTTGGTGCCAGGGACGTTGAGGATTGCCGCAACCAATTGAAAGTTGGTCATGATCACAGCGTCAAGGTCTGCCAGGCTCGTATCGAACTGCGTGTACTTGTCGTTGGTGTCACCGAGCGTGACCGCGTAGTTGCTTTGCAGCTCAGCCTGTTGACCAAGGCGCTCACCGTAGCGAGGCCCGAGCGCAATACCTTCCTCAAGCTCAGTTTGCAGGATCACCGTGCGCTTAGTCAGGGCAAGCTGCGGCGCTTCGTTGGCTGTGCGCTCAGACGCATAGACGCGTTCGAAAACCTTTTGCGGAACTGGAATACCGCCGTACAGATAGGACGGCTTGAGGATGTCGATCACGTCACCCTCACGGTAAATGATGAGGTGCGAGCGGTGATAGCGCTTGCCGTTGATCACCCAAAACTTCGGCTCGTAAAAGTGCATTGAGTCAGGGCGGGTGCTGCCAGCGATGTCAAGTTCTGGAATGCACCAATACGGGTCAACCTGCACGATCCCCTTGTAGCTGCCGGGTGTCACCGCGTCGATGTTGAACGGCAGTTCATAGAACTGAGGGTCGGTGCTTTCGATCTGGAAGAACGCAATACGAATGCCGAAAATCTTGCCCTTATAGATCAGCTCAACCATGTTCTTATGCAGCTTGAACCGCTTGTCTAGGCGTTTCATCATGTTGAGCACGTCGGGTGCGTCAAGGTCACCGCCATCAGGGGCGTGAATGTCGAAGCCGTGGCGAACGGCGTCACGGGCCGGGATCAAACAACCCTTATCAATCAGCCAGTGCTGCGCGAGCATGCCGGCCAACTGGTGACCAATAAACGTTTGGCTCAGGAACCAATCAATGATGGCAGGCATAGGGCCTGGATCGATTCCCACGCCATAGCCCTGCTTGATAAACCCGTTGGCCCCCTCGCTGCTGTCAAGGCTGTCGAGGCCGATACTGACGGCAGGCTTTGGCGCCAAACCAACCAGGGTGCGCAGACGGTCAGGCAGTGACACGCGATCATCTGCTAGCCGCCCTTCGGCCTGATCAATAGAGAACATACCTGAGCGACGAGGCGCTTTGGCTTCTGGTTCCATGGGCGGGATGGGATCACCAACCGAGCCGAACCACTTGCGCCACAAACGTTTGAACATGGTGAACCCTCTTAGAAGCCTGAGCGGCGTGCGCGCTTGGAATACAACATCATGCAGGTGTCCGCATAGTTTGGCGAGCGTGAGCCCTGCGGCGCCTTGTCGATGAGGATCTTACCACTACCGTTTTGCGACCACGTAGGTTGACTAAGCTCTTGCGTCAATTTAGTCAGCGCCTTTGCTGGGATCTTTTTACTGTCGAAGCTGACGATTTCAGCAGGGTCATACGGTAGCCCCTCAACGACGGCGCGATACGTCATCTTGAAACGTTCCATCAGGCGCCACCATTCTTGCGCTTTACGGTTCGCAAAAAAGTCCTCGTTGGTTCGGCCCTTACGACCATGCTCGCCCTTAAAAACTTCTTTGTCCTTTTCGATCACAGCGCCCGAGCCGCGAAACGGGTTCGCCTTCTGCTTGTCCTTGTTGCGCTTCTCGTTGAGAACCCTGGCGTCACCGCGAACACCAACACCCAAGCCGTCACTGTCAAAGTCCCAATCATCTATACCGTTGTCGTCGGCAAGCTTAAAAGCGTAGGCCGTCGTGGCGAACGTGTCAGAACCTTTACCTGACCAGGCTTCTATGAATTCCATGACCACGCCGTGACGGTTGCCCCAGCAGTTCAAGTCAATGCCTTCGTCAGCAACGTCAAGGGCACCACGGCGCTCACCGCTCGCTGTGAATCCAAGTTTGACATGCGCGTCAATCGCAGCCTGCACCCACTCGCTTGGGATGAGGATGCCAGATTTAGAGGCGCTGAAATTCAGGTCAATCTCTTGAGCGATGATTATTGGGTTGTCGATGTCCTCGCATTTCTTCTTATACCAGGCGTCATCTTTGCGAGGATCGTCGCGCCAATGGAACGTGAAGACCCGGTGTTCTGGCCAACTGTGCACCTTGTCAGCGAACGGGTTATCACGACCGTTAACAGAGCTGACCGATATCCGGCAGTTGGTCGTTGCCGATAAAGCGGCATCGATCAGTTGAGGGCGAGGCTGGAAGGCTGATTCATCGTCGAAGTACAGCGCGGTACGACCACCCCGCCCAATGTTGTCGCCGGCCTCACCCTTGATGATTGATTGGGTTTCAGGAATGAAAATCTTGAGGTGGCTGCTGTGGTCCTTGTTGGCCGAGTTGAATCCGCCCCGGAACTCTTCGGGTAGGTGGTCAAGAAACATACGTCCTTTATAGAACAAGGTGTCAGGGTCGCCCACCTTGTCTACCAAGTCTTCCTTACGCGACCCAAACCCAATGTTCATGTTGTTGCGGAAAAGGCACAGCGTTGCTGCCAGTTGCTGGCAGACCACCGAGAGCCCCATATCCCGAGACTTTGGCGCAACCGCAGACTCACCCGCCCGCCAGCGCTCAAGCACCCACTCAATGAAATCAGTCTGCTTGGGAAACAGGATCATTGGGACGATGGGCGACAAGCCGCGCTCAATCAATCGGGGGTCGTAAGTAACGCCCCAATCGTTCACGAAGTCGGCAGGGTTCTCGCGATAGTGGAGCTTGAGCGCGGGGATGATTTCAGGCTTCTTGCGGATAGCGGCCAGGTTGTCTAACCGCTCTTGCAGGATGCCCCGGTAATCGGGGTCTTTCCAGTTCATTAATTATTCAATCCCGAGCACGTGCAACGCTGCGTTCAAGTCAGGCTGGTCAATCCCATCAACGCGCCACGTACTTGTGACTGAGCGAGTTGGCTTATGGTAGTGGTCGTAGCGCACCAAGCGTGGCTCTTGGTCGCAGGTGAACTCGTATGCAAAGAAGTGACGCCCACCATTTATATGCGCAGTTTCACGGATAGTCATTTCTGAGCGTTTCACAGCTTCACCTCACCTATCCAGTTCCAGCAGTCCGCTTTGTACGCAGCATCAAAGCTCTTGCACCGGCAGTGCTCACCGAGTTCGCAGCGTTCAACGATGGCCCCGCTGGTTGCAGCGCACGGACCTTTGTGACCGCGATCCCGAGAGCACGCCCAACCCTCGGGCGGAACTTCACAAGGCTTGGCGACCACCGTGACCAGGCCGTTGGGTAGCGTGACGAATTCTTTAACGTCGTTGATGTTCATAAAGGTCACCGTTGTTTGGCTGTTGGTAAGCGCGGCTCACCTTGAGGGTTGTGACGATACCAGTTGCGCAGCTCGACAGCCTTGGGTGACTTGTGCACGTATCGCCAGTTTGTGGGCTTAGGTGTGAGCACTGCACTATCTCCAGTTCAAATCTTTGACAGCCTGGTTGACGTACTCACGGCGCTCGGTTTCGTTGTCAGCCGTCGGTACCTGCTCACCACTTGAAGCCCCTGCAAAGTGCCCAGCTTTATAGGCCTCGTGAATCTTGGCGCGGAATTTGCGAACGCTCATATGCAGCTCACTTGTACCACTGCGGTTGTTGTTCATTTCGAAGATACCTCAAACCATGCCAACAATTCAGAGCGCCGGAACTGCCGCGAGTGCGTGACCCGGCGCTTGCTCAAATGAACCTGCTTTTTATCGCTGCCCTCAAACAGAACCTCAGCAGGTAGCGGGTGTTTCTTGCTGCGACGGGAAAGAGCCTGCTGAGTTACACCGGTTTCGCGGGCCAGTTCTTTTAGGGTCATGCAAGGGCCACGGTTGCTCATCACAGCACCCCTACAGATTTGCAAATGTTGGCCAGGGCCTGCGACCGCGTGTGGTCCCCTTGCTGCGCGTACAGGATTGCCATCGCTTTGAGGTCAGGAGCCAAGAGGGCCAGCACATCGCGCAGGGTGTCGCGTTCGTGGGTCAGTGCGTCAACAACCAGCTTTGACGAATACCCTTTATATGCTTCGCGAATCTTGCCGTTCTCAACCTGCAAGTTCCCCATTTCATTTTCGAACGCTGAGCAGTTGCGGCTGATGCTGTCGTGCTTATCGCTCAGCAATTGCCAATCGCTCTCTAAATCCTCAATGCGCTCATCCATGCTTGAAAGCTTCTGCACCACGTCCTCAACAGACTTGGCGTAAACCTCGTGACCACTACCGTCACCTGGCACCACGTCCAACAGGATGTTGGCCACGCTCAGCGCTTGTGCATCCTCATAGCGCACGAACGCCCCAGCGGCAACAGGTACAGCGACCCACTTACCCTTTGCATCAATTGCGTAACGTTGCATTGTCATCCCCTTGCGTTCTTTTTGATGAATTCCGCGTAAACGTTCGCGGCCTCAACCGGGTCAGCCGGTAGCGGCATAGTAGCAGTTACTAATGGCTCACCGTTAGCGCCAGTTACGCGCAGGTTGTCAGGCGTCATACCGTGGAACTTGGCCAGGTTGGCAAGCGCTGCATCCTGATCGCGTGTTAGTACCTGCATCCCCTGCGCGGTCTGCTTGACCCCTGCGTACAGGCGCCGGCCTGCACGGCTCAGTTTGCGGGTGTCAGCAAAGAACGTATCTAGATGCCCCTCACCTTTGCACTCGGTGCACTCAGGATGAGGGCGGAACGTGAAGTTGAAACCATAGCCGCCCTCATCACTCGGGATGGCCTGCCGGGGTTCACCCTTACCTGGCTTGCTTTTAAGTGCCTGGCCCAACACGAACGCGAATTCCGCTTTGTCCTTCCACTGATAAAGGTGACCACGCCCGTAGCAATGTCGGCAACAGCGCCTCAAGTTGCTCATCAGCTCGTTAGGATCAGCGGTTGCAATGTCCTGCCAAATTTCAAGAATTTGCTTAATTCCAAATTCAGCGTCCTTGCTCACCTTTTTTTGCAACGTCTCAATAAGCTCTTTGACCTGCTTGCGGTTCTTAACCTGATAGCCCTTTGAGCTAATCTCAGAATTTGAGAGCCCTTTTGTGACGTACGCAAATTTGTAAGATTCACCAGGTTTACCACACTCGACGTATTTCTTGGCGAATTCAGCCTCTTCCTTCGAAATTCGACGTTTTTTCATAATCTCAGCTCTCAAATGTGAAAAGGTCCCAAGATGGGGTACCAAGTCCGTTACCCCTGAAACCCTTATAAACCGTGGCCTGTAGCCAAAAGGTCCCAAGTCCCAAGTTGAAAATATCTAAATGCATAATGTACGAGACATACACGAGTATAAATGATGACCACCTATACAGAATTGTGAGTCTCTTGTGTGTGTAGCTACTTTTACTTCTACTTGGGACCTTGGGACCTAAAAGAGAAGAAAGCTATATAAACCGGGGCTCTCAGCGGGTCCCAAGTCGTTTTAACCTGGGACCTACTTGTTACCCTTGGGACCTGATCAATTATTGACCAACGCTTGAAGGTGCTGAATTTTCGTCAACTCCAACATGGACCGCAGAGTCTCGTTGTCATTGTTCGCCACCGTCCCACGCTTCCACCAAACACGATGGGGCTTACCATCCCACTTGAGCTGACGTACTGGTGAGAAGCCCATTCTCGTGAGCACGTGGTTAACCGCAGTCGTTTTCGGAATGTCTAACCCGTCCTGTACGCAAACGGTCCTCATAGCCGCTGTTAAGCTGCTAGAGCTTAAAACGAACTGACCGACACCCACGGCCCCGGTTTCGATACATTGACGCGCCACGGCCTCATGAGCGTCTTCCCCGCCCGCTTGCATTTCGTGTTTCTCTTCGGTGTCCGGCGCTTTTGAGTTTGGCTTGAAATTCGCGCTAACCGTGTACTCAGTTAGGAACTTGCGCCACTCGCCCCGGCGCACATCGGTGAGGCTGTCAAAGATCATGTCGTAATGCGCGGTCAGCCCTTCGGTCGTCAGGCTCAACGCACCTGCCAAACCTGTCAGGCTGTTGAACGGGGAAAAGATCACCCACCAACGACGGTCGTTGTCTTCCAGCGGCACAGCATCAACAAAGTTGGTGAACGCAATGTAGTTGGTGACGTTGATGATCGACGCGCCAGCGGGACGACCCTTGCGGTTGATCTTAAGCGTGTTGTTGGTGATGGGCTCTTTGATCGCGTTGGCCACGGCATAACGCTTGGCCCCGGTGATCATCAGTTCCTCAAACGCGGTGACGCACGAGCCCTCTTGCCAGTCCCCGAAATCTGAGCAGACCAACTTGGCACCCACGCTGGTTGCGTTGGCAAATCCCATCACCGCCTGCATGACGTTAATGATGAGCGACTTACCATCACCAGGCATGCCTTTGATGATCGGTGCATACCGGCACTTCTTGCCAGGGTTCTGCGCACACCAGGCCATCCAGTCCAGCAGGTTTAGATAGACCTCATTCCGGTTGCCGCACAGCGCTTGCAGGTGGCGCAGGAACGCTTGGATGGCATCAATCCCACCTTGGGTATAGCCGAGGGCGATTTCAGGCACCGTGCTCGGGCTGTACAGGTTGGCGTACCAACGACCCTCATGATTGAAAATGCTCTCTTTGCCGGGTAGGTACATCGTGTCGCCCACGGTGGCGGTGTTCCAACGCTGCAAGCACCACTTGGCTGCATCCTCACGGTCGCCGTTCGGCTTCTGAGGCATCATGCGCTCATATTGCGCATTGAACGCGGTGCGGCTCATCGTGCTGGCGGTCATCAGGTCAAAGAAGCAATCGGTGGCCATGACGTACACGTGGCGGTTTGCCCACTCAGGAATGATCCCGCCGTCCTCATCCTCAACCACCTGCAAGCGCACCATGGCCTTGCAGTCACTGATGCTGACCGGGAACCCCCAATCGCTCATGCGCTTCTTTATAGCCGCTGCCAGCCAGTCACGGTCGAGCATTGCAATTGAGCGGTCAGCGGCGATCTGCGGCACCACGTCATTGCGCATGTCCGCGTCATCGTTGCAACCCATGATGAGGTCAAAATACTCTTGCCGGCTCACACCTGCTGCCAGGGTCACAGTGGCGTCCAGCTTGGCCACGCTTTCCTTGTCCTGACAGACGTTGCGGGTTTGCTTGCAGGCACGGTCAACCGTCAGCTCAGCCAGGTACGTACGGTGCTCAGTCCATTTGTCACGCACCAACTTGGACTGCCACATAAGCCGCACCATGCGCTCAGCATCGCAGCCGGTCCAGAACGCCAGGTGGGAAGCAAGGGCGAAATCAACCTCGGTGCCACCATAAGGTAAGCCGTCGCTGCGGTCCTCATCGGGGTAGCTGGCTGCAAGTGCTTGAACGTTGCACGTCCACAGGTCAGCAAAGGTTGCCTTACCTGAGAACATCGCCCCGGCACTGCGAGACTGCATTGCGCGCCTGATCAGCTCATTGTCATCAGTCGGGCCATTCCAATCAGCCCGAGGGCCATCGCCCACCAAGGCCACACCGGTTGACTGCTCAGGTGTGAAAATTTGGTCAACAATATATTGAGTCTGCTGACCCAGGTGTGTATCGGCTGAGCCCCATGCCTGACCGTTCAAGCCAAACGCGATACCCCGCCCGCCCGTGTAGAATTCAAGATCATTGCCAGGGTTTGCGGCTATCCATGCTTGGGTTGGGCGAGTGCGGTGACCAGCAGGCGGGCAACCTCGCCCTATGAGGTGTATGCCTGTGCCGCTTGAGCTGTACTCAAAAAAGGCGCCTGGCAAGTTTTGATAGAGCCACGCTGCCCAGGGTGTGAGCTGACCATCAGCATTAACGCAACTATCGACATCCAAGAACCAATAGCCACAATCACGAGTAACCATAAAACCGAGCGTGTAGACATAGCCGTCAAGCCTCCCCAGGTGAGCAGTGAGCTGAGCCGTGGCTACCTCAAACGATGACCACGCGTACGGCTTTTGGGCGTCAGGCCCTTTTAACTTTCCGTTCTCATCAAACTCAATTCGACCGTCAGGATGCGCAGGCACCTTGAGGTATTTCCCCGGCTTTTTCGGGTCCGGTGACAGACGCCACACGAACCATTGATTGATGGCGGTCATTCCCGCCAAAGCTGTTGCGAGCATTGTCATTGCCTTATTTTAACGAAAACGCCCGATGCACTCTAGAATGGCTGCCAAGCTCCAAGGGTCAGTACCCCTGTCTAGAGTGCATCGGGCGTTTTACTGATTAGGTGAACTTGGCGGGGTGAGTAGACCACAAATTACGGGTATTAAAAAGCCCCGACAGTGCGGGGCTCGGTGCGCTTGGTTAGAGCTGCGGTTGCATGGGGTGACCTCGCATTGTCTGGTTGACTTACAGCCATACCTTTTTGTTACTCGCCCGACCAATAGACCACAAATAACAGACAAAGAAAAGCCCCGCACTGTCGGGGCTTGAGGTGGGCGGGGTTGGTTATTCACCTGCGTATTCCAGAAGCTCGCTCAAATAAACCCAGTCGCGGTACTCCTTGAAGGTGGCAAAGCGCTTTCCGCATTTCGTATAGATGATCTCTGACAAAACAAAGTACGCAAACGTAGGCTGGCTACGGCACCAAATACGCTCGGCTACGGTGAGTTTTCCGCATTGTTCGTTTGGGCAATACACGCTACAAACATCGCGCACCCTTAGACGGGTTCCGCAGGTTCTGCACGTTACTCCCGGTGGCATGGCTTTCATCTCGTCTTGCTCCGTTGTTCGTTTAAGTAATCGGACAATAGACCGTTATTAACGCCACGTCAAGATAACAGACAAAGAAAAGCCCCGGTGCTGGGGAAAGCAACCGGGGCTTGAGGTGTAGCCAAGCAATGACAATGCACGGGCGACTTTACGCACTCACCGGAACACTGTCAAGCAGCTCTTTGGCTCGCGCCTCAATGGCACTGTTCGCGTCAATGTAGCCTTGCAGCCAGTGACGGCGCTCCCAATCCTTACAGGCTGGTGGCAATATACATGGCTTGCCGCTGCGGCGCTGACTGGCCCCGCCGTGATACCAACGTGTCTGAGTCATACGCTGTCAAACCCCTCATTCCAAAATTGATGTTCCGGCGAACCCTTCTTGTGCGGGTTGTGAACTTCGCGCCATTTTTCAACAATCCCAACTTTAGCCGCCGATGCCTGGCTAGCAACACGCGCAAGCTTTTTGTTGTACACCCCACGATCAAAAGCGCACTGCTCACGCGTGTTGCTGGGTTTCTTCTGCATCAATCAGTTCCTTGTCTTTATCGTTCCAGCCGGCCAACCACCACGACCAGGCCCATTGCATATAAGCGTTCGGGTTCGTCAACTTCCCAACGCCATCAAGTCTTGCTTTCACACCCAGGTAATACTGTCTCGGTGACCTCAAACCGGAAACCCCTTTGCAACGTTGGTGACCACGGCGTTGCACATCTGCAAGTGATACTCAACATCAGTGCTTGGCCGCCTGGCTTCCCAATCCTCACCGGTTGGCGCGTCGGGGAACTCGGTGTAAACCTGGCCGATGCTGTTGATGCTGAATGAGCTGCGGGTATCAACAATCAACCGCACGCACTGGCCCCAATTGGTCAGCGGGTAAAAGTGCTTGCCGTTCGCGAACACCATGAACTCATAGCGGATGTGACGAACGTCCACAGTGTAACCAGCCGCCAGGGCTGCGCGTGCTTGCAGTTGCAAGTCAGCCTTTGGTAATGCAGCAACATCCTCGGTGGTCACGACTGGCTTGATAGTTCCAACGCTCATCGCACAACCTCCTTGCGTAGCTCTTGGTACTCAAGCTGCTCGTAAGAGTCCAGCGGGTCACCCGACAACATACGGTCGCCAAGTTCCTTGAAGCGTTCAAAGGTAGTGACGTCTTTGTTGTGCCGCAGCACCTCAGCAACACGCTCACTGTCGGCGGTGTCAGCAAACGTAACAATCGGCACCATAGTGCAACCGAACCGCATTTCGCCATCAGCCCCGACTATAACGCGGCGCCCAGCGTCATCGACAAAGGTGTTCGGCTTGGATCCGTTGAACTGTATTTTGCTGACATCAACCCGCAGCTCTTCGTACTCGTTGGACTTCTCAACCCGACCCGCCGCTTTGCCTACGCGGTATCCACGGTTGAACATTTCGGTTGTCGCAATCACGATCACATAGACCGGCAACCACAACCCGCAGGTCACAACCGAAAGTAAAGCGTGCAGCCAGTGTTTTACCTTTTTCATTTCATTCATCCTCAGAACAGTTGGGGCATGGGTCGGTAAAGTTACCAATCCCGCCGTTGGTTAAACCTGAAATCTTGATGTAGCCCTTACCCCGGCAAGTTGCGCATACGTCAGGGTCACCCACCTTGCGCAACTGCTTCTCGCTTGGAACAAACCCACTTGAAGGTATTGCAACCAGCTCAACCGCACCACCGTGGGCAACACGAATCATGTTGATGACCAGCTCCCGCCAGTCGGTGAACTGGTGACGCTCGCACAGCTCGTTGAGCATGGTGTTAATCGTGGCCGGCAGTGGCAGCGTGCGGTTGGTGATACCCAGCTTCTCAGCCAGTTCCTTTGCTCGGGCGTACTGATCAGCCTTGTACTGCGCGTTGGACTTCTTAGCCATGGCAGTTTATTGCCCCATCCCGAATACTGCTACGGCGATCAGCGACACCGCGAACACCAAGCCTGCGCCGTACCAGATGGCACGAACACGAGTCATTGGGTAGGCTGCACCGAACGCGAGCGGGGTGCCCATGGCGCGCATGTCTTCCAGGGTTAGGGGTGTCGCGCCAGTTGGCGCCAGGTCAAGCACCCCATCAACGAATTGCAAGCGCTGGTTGAGTTTGCCGGCTGTCACCGGTGAGGCCGAATAGGTATCACCGCACCCACAGGCCAAGCGGCCTTGATTGCAGTTGCAAAGCGCGTGACGGGCTTGGCGGTCTTCGAACGCTTTGCCGCAAAGGCGGTTCCAGCGGAATGCACGATTTGCAAAGTCTTGGTCTGTTTCACCGGTACGGCGACTGATCATCAACATGTCAAATGCTCCGCAGTGCTTGAGCGTTCAACAAGGCCGCTTCCTCAGCGGTCGGGTAACGCGGCTGGCCCGCGAGCTTTTGCAAAATGGCTTTCAAGAGTTTCATGTCCTGCCCCGTGCTGTTCGTATTTGTAGGGCGAACGATAGAACTCTATTAACGGTCTGTCAACAATTAAAAAGCCCCACCGGTTGGTAGGGCTCTTAACGACGGAAAGAGTTCTAGGCGACAAGGCGCAACTCCATCTGGGCGCTCTTTAGGTACTGATCCAAAAGCTTGCGCACCTTGGCTTCCAGCTCTTGCTGCTTATTGGCGGTGAGGTTGTCACGCACCACAATCACGTCATGCCACAGAACCCCGGTCAGCGTGTGCGGTTCGGTCACCTGTACGCCAATCAAAGCAGGGTCAGCTTTAGGTGCAGGCTTTTTCAGATTGATTGCCCTGCGGATTTCTTCCATGTTTTTGCAGTTCGCAATCTTGATCTTGAATCCCAAAGCCCTGCGCACCGTGGACACGTACACCCCGACCACGTGAGGTGCTGGGGTGTCCCCGGCCTTTGGCCTACCCTGGCGCCGCGTCCACTTGTTCTGCGCGTACGCAGCAGATACCACGTCGTCCAGCTTTTCCACGGTGTCAACCTTCTCAGCGGCCAGGTACGCAATAAAGCGAGCTGCTACGGTGTCCAGGCCAGTGCGTGCCGCCGTCAGCTTGGTCTGTGCTTTTTGAGCGTCGATAAAGATAGTTGCAAGTTCAAGGCGCATTGTCATTTACCCCTACTGTCAGTAAGCCGGCGCGAATCGCCTGCCTGCTTATAAGAGTAGTGTATTATTGACGGCCTACAAGTCCGTTCGTCGGGTAACAAAAAGCCCTCAAATTTGAGGGCTTTTTGTCAATGCAGCGGTATGGGTTCGAACTCGCAATGCCCGCACCCAAGCTGTTCTATCAAGGCTGACTGGCATTCGCCGCATAGGCTCATTGCCCCGCGTAGACCGTCAGGCCCTGGCTCACGCTCATGCGCGACCGTTGTTGGTTTGTTGGTGCACCGTACCATCCGAGGACGCCCGCCAAGAGTGAACGCGTTCACTCCGTCAGCCTTCTCAGCCTGGCAACGAGTGATGTCTACAGGCTCAAGACTCATACCGGCACCTCATCGTGGCGCGCAATGAAAGCTGCGATCTTGTCTGCTAGTGCTCGGGCCTCGCTGCACTCTTCGGTTGCCTGCGGGTCCCCCTCTTCTGGCCCTTCAAAGTCCTCGCAGGCATTGGTCAGGGAAGTCGCAAGACTGCCTATCTCAGATGCCGCCCGAGCCAATAACCCCATAGCTTCTACCAGGGCCTCAGGGATGCGCTTAGGTTTGAGCACGGCGTTGGTCACCCGAGTCTTGCCGATTGCCTTGGCCTCAACGAGAGCTGCACCCAGCACCGCCCCAGCCTTGTCACCGTGAGTCTTCACAGCCTGCGCGGCAATAGTCGGCTTGACCTCACCGGCCTTGACCATTTCGTGTACGTCGGTGTTGCCGCTGGCCAGGGTAAGGACGCGTTGAATCGTGGCCAACTTCTCACCGCTGCGGTCAGCTATCTGTTGCGGTGTCCAGCCAAACCCAAGCAGCTTGTTATAGACCCGCCCGAGCCCGAGCACGTCAACTTCGGCACGCTTGGTGCTGGTTGCCTGGCGCAACAGTTGCTCAGCGTCATTGCCGACAAAAGGTTTGACTGATACCCACGCTTCAAGAATTGTCGGGTCGTCCTTGTTCGGGGTGCGGGGCAACGTCCCGCGTTCGTCCATCTTTTTAAAGGCAAAGCGGCGGGTGTGCCCCTGTACAACCCACACGCCACCCTCAGCACGCGGCACAACCTCAAGCGCCTCAACGGTGCCACCCGCTTCAAGGTACGCCACCAGCGCGTCAACATCCTCTTGATACTTTGGCGAATTGTAGTCGCGAACGATGTTGAAGCCTGGTCGCTCGTGAATGTCTTCCAGGCGCACGCTGTTAGCTTCACCGCGCTTTACGGTGCCGTCGTGACGCATGGATTTAAAGGTTGGTTGCATTGTCATGTTCCGCCGTGTCGCCAATAGGAAAGAAATCATTGAGCAGTTGAACTTGTTTCATTTGAAAGCTATGCACGCGCTTGCTGTATTCAAGCGCAGAAACTATGCGGTGGCGTGCAGGATCCTCAACCCCGTATGCTTTATCGAAGCGCGCTAGGGTTATTTCTTGCGCCGATACACGCTCGCTAAACTTCAACACCCCTTTCCAGTGGTGCAACCGAAGATCCCGCAGACCTTCAAGTTGTTCGGATGTTACAGCGTGTGGCATCATGTTGCGCTCAATATCAACCGCGACACTTGAACACATAATTTGCCCATCGCCAGTGCGACCCATTAAACGATAAGAGTCCGCATACGCCTGTAGTGGGTTCATCGTAAGTATCCCCCGAATTGTTGAAGTAGTCCCGGCACGCGGTCTAAAAGATCAGGTTGCGCTTGCCTGGGTTGTTGGTACTCGTATTCAACCGGACCGCTACCAACAGCCTCACGGCACGTGAAGGTGATGCGGGTGCCAGCCGGCGAGCGACTACGCACACCCTGTTCAATCCCCGGCTTGGCCAAGTTGCAGATATGCTGCCCCACGTCATACTGCGGGAAGTTGGCCACGGTTTCGTTAACGCACGGCTCACCCGCCAAACAATAAACCATCAGTAGTTCAAACATTCTTCAAGCCCTCAACAAGTTCGCTGATGACTTCGCCAATCTCAGTGTAAGTGCAGCCAATCAGTTTAAGGTTCTGCGCAAGTTGGTCTTTGATTGGTTTCTCGTCACCAACATGGCGGCGCCCAAGTTTGAAAGCCGCTGCGTTGGTGTACTGGCGGATAAGTTCCTGCTTCAACTTCTCGTTGCGTTGGCTGGCGTCCATCGCTTGATGAACCTCGGTGCCGAACATTGCAGCGGTCTTGCCGACTGCATCAACATCGTACTCATACCGCCGACCTGCCGCGAACCCGGTTATATCTGCAACCCGTGGCTGGCTGCCAACATTGGTGCGCACCAAAAACCCGCGCTCTTGAAGCCGCTTGGTCATTTCGCGAGCTGTCAGCACAGCGTCACCCGAGCAGTTGTCCCAGATTGGCATCTTGCTTGGTTGAATCCGGCGAGGCTCAAGCGACCAGTTGCGCAGCTTCTCAGCGTAATGCTTTTGCGACCAACGTTCGAAGTCCGCGTATCGAACCAAACCCCAGCCTGCCGGGTTGCACTCAGCGATCACCCATTGACTGCTGAAACCGAACTCAACGAACAGTGCTTGCGCTGCATCAGCTTCGGCGCTGTCGCGCTCAACACCCTTGAAGTTTTCCAGCTCGCCCATGCTCAGCTCTTGAAGCAACAGGTTCTCACCACAGCCATTGCAGCAAAGGTGTGAGCCGTGAACAAAGCCAAGATGCAGCACGTGGCGAGCTTGGCATTTCGGGCATTGTGTGTACCGCAGGCCGCTAACCGTGCTGATGATTAGTGCGTTGCTGTGCGCTGGGATACGAACCTCAACAGGGCTGAGCGGTTGCGGGTATTGCTCGGTCAGCGCTTCCCATTCAACCATGCTCATTTTCTTGAGGCACAGTTGGCTAGCGCAATCAGCGCACTCAAGTATGTGACCTTCAAGTTCGTCACGCTCAAGTGCGCGAATCTTGCGGCACTTAGCGCATTGGGTCCAGCGGGTGCCGTCGCCTGTGATCATGATTGGTGCGTGCATTGTCGTTGCTCCGTGTGCGTTCAAGTGAGCGAACAATAGAACGCTAATAACGGTCTGTCAACAGGTATTAAAAAGCCGCAATTAAGCGGCTAGGATTTCGCGAGCGCGTGACACAAGGTCCGGGGGTACGTGATGGATGTTCATGTCCAACTCAATGGCGTCGGCAACAACGTCAACGTGCTGGCTCACCACGGCCTTTGCAAGCACCGCATCACGCAGCCCGAGCACCGTACCAAAGTAGCGACTGATCAACCCGTCACTGATACCAAGCGCGGTTGCCACGCTGGCTCGTGTCACCTTCGACAACCCATCAGCAACCGCTTGATCGAAAGCATGGTCAAGGATTTCATTCTTGCGGTCAGCAGGGCTGAGGCGTGGACACCGTACAGCCAGGTCAGCAGCCATGGTGCCGTTCTTAACCCCGTACTCTTTCACCGCTTCCCGAAAGCTGGCAATGCTGCCGTAGTGATTGGTCACGGCAAAGTGATAGAAGCCGGTTGCGTCACTCATAACCTTGCTGGTCAGGTGGCCCAATCCGTGTACCAAGGCCAGCGCGTGCCCCTTGATCAGTAGTTCCTGTTTCGTGTCGCGTTGCATCGCGCAACCTCCTAGTGCATTAATTACGGACACTTTATAGACTACCTGGCCCAGTTGCAAATAACGCCCTACCGCCACCGGCAACCACAAGGTCAGCCCAGGTCTGTTGGGCCTGCTCGTGCTCATCGCCAGTGAACACCCATCCTTCCTCTTTGACCTCAACGCTCAAGAAGCGGGCAATTTTATAACCCACCATCCACTGCGCAATGACCACTGGTTCCCAACCGATAAGGTCGGCCGACTTGATCAAATCGTTTTGCTTCTTTGACTCGTTGGCCAGGCCGTAGCGCACATACCGCCCGCCCTTGTCAGGAAGCGCACCAACGTTGTTGCGGAATAGATGGATGTCCTTCTGGCCAGCCTCAAGCAGAATGAGGGACTGTTGCCGCCCCTCGCTGCCAAGCTGGTGCTCGTCAGGGTTAGGGGTAGGCGCGTGCGTCACGCCCATCAGTGTTTCAAGTTCAAGGATGGCCCCGAAGGGCACCCCATGTCTTGCCGCCCAACTGCGCAGGATCACTGCGGCAGTTCGCCAAAGATCGCCAGATAGATCGACAAGGACAACTCAGCCTCACCGTGCTGGTCATAGCTGTTCAACAATGCACGTGCGTGCGCCTTGGCCTTACTCAACGCACTCTCAACTTCCTGAATCTTTGCGCCCAGGCCAGCAAACTGAGCCTCGCTGTACGTGTGGTCAGGGGTGTCACCAACCAAGGTTGCCCCGTACGCTTGCTGTTGACGTTGAGCGTCAGCCAAATGATTTGCCGCCCCACCAACTAGCTCAACCTCGTCGTACCAAACGAAAACGTTTTCGGCAAACTGGTCAATTGGGCCAGCGTGGCGCAGCGGGTAGCCGGTGGTGTCAGGGCGCTTGTTGCCGAACGGTCGAGGCACCAGCGGTTGTGCTGGCCACGGTTTCTCATCC